GCTTGGCTTCAGGCAACAACTACTACTACCGTAAAGTTAAGGTTAACAACTTGATGTAATCCATCAGGTTAGGAAACCTACGCAAGATAGGTACTTTAAAGGGGGACAGAAATGTCTCCCTTTTTTTCTTTATAAATAACTGTATGACTACGATAACTACTACACCACCAAATATCAATCCATTGAATCCCAATGGGTATCGCTTCGCCATTCAGAAACTACCAGCATTGACGTATTTTTCTCAGCAGGTAAATCTGCCAGGAATTACGCTGGGTGAACCTGAATTCGCAAACCCATTTGCTTCTGTTCCTATCCCAGGAGACAGGCTAACATATGATGCACTAACGCTAGAGTTTCTTGTCGATGAAGACATGAAGAACTACCTTGCTGTTTATAACTGGATCGTGGCACTAGGTTTTCCGCAAAGTTACCAACAGTATATAAGTTTTACCAATCAAGATGAAATTAGCACACTCAATGAGTTGGCCACCAATTTCTCTGATGGCACTTTGCAAATACTTGACAACAATAATCTTGTTTCAAGAAGTGTGCAATTTATTGATATGTTTCCGACATCTTTGGAATCTTTAACATTCCAATCTACCAACACTGATGTAAACTATCTTGTTGGAAGAGCAACCTTTCGCTTTTCTTATTACGAGTTTATAACAACTTGACATTTACAATGATTTGAGGTATAATGGGTGTAAACACCCATGGAGTTATTATGAATATTGAACAGCTACAAGAAGAGTGGGACAACGATACCCATATAGACGACAACCATCTTGATCGTGAAGCGATTAAGACAAGTCAACTACATGCAAAATACCTGCGTCATCTTATTCAATCAAAGTTAAAGCTGGCCAAGATGCGTGCAGATTACAACACACTGCGTCAGGCTAAGTTTCGCTACTATCGTGGTGAGATGGGTCGTGATGAATTAACAGAGCGCAGTTGGAATCAGTGGCAGGGTGTCAAGCCACTTAAGAACGAGATGGATGAATTCCTTACAGGAGATTCAGATCTCAATTTGTTAAATACTAAAATCGAATACATCGCAACGATGGTATACATGCTTGAATCAGTGCTTACTCAGGTTAAGTCCAGAGACTGGCAGATTCGTTCGGCAGTTGATTTTAAGAAGTTTGTTGCTGGTGGCTAATGAAGATAACAATTGAAAAAGTAAACCATGTTCATCTAAGAGTTTTCTCAGATCCTTCTGTTGAACAAGAACTCTCAGATTTCTTTACCTATGAGTATCCAGGTGCTAGGTTTACGCCACAGTATAGAGCAAGACTGTGGGACGGTAAAGTCCGTATGTACGATATGTATCGCAAGTCTTTACCTGTTGGTTTGCTACGTTATGTACAAGAGTTTGCAGAACGCAACAAGCATGAATTAGAATATGTCAATGACGTAGTTACTACCACTGAGATAACATCACAGCTAGTAATGGACTACGCAAAATGGTTAGAACCAATGGGTCATGGCAAACCTATTGAGATTCGTGACTATCAGGTAGAAGCAGTAACAGAAGCGATTCGCAATGAACGCATTCTACTGCTATCTCCAACTGCCTCAGGCAAATCCTTTATCATCTACACAACAATGCGTCACCATCTAGAAGCTGGTCGCAAGTGTATCATTATCGTTCCAACAACATCACTGGTTGAACAGTTGTTTGCGGACTTTGAAGACTACTCATCTGCCAATGGTTGGAAACCTTCTTATCACTGCCAAAAACTTTACTCAGGTTTTAGCAAAGACTTTACCAAGGATGTTCTTATTACTACATGGCAATCGGTTTACCTTCAACCAAAAGGTTGGTTTCAAAACTTCGATGTAATCTTTGGTGATGAAGCACACCAGTTCAAAGCCAAGTCTCTTACCACTGTAATGGAAAAGATGGATCAGGTGCGCTATCGTATCGGAACCACAGGTACACTAGACAATAAAAAGATTCATCGATTGGTTCTTGAAGGTATGTTTGGTCCAGTTCATAGGGTGACCACTACCAAAGAGTTGATGGATACTAATCGACTTGCAACACTAAATATTACTTGTATACTGTTAAAGTACGATGAACCTACCCGTGCTAGTAGAAGCAAAAATTTGTATCAAGATGAGATGTCTTTCATTGTTTCTAATGAAAAACGCAACAATTTTATACGAAATTTGGCATTAAATTGCAAGGGTAATACCTTGGTCCTCTTTCAGTATGTAGAAAAGCATGGGAAAGTGCTGCATGATCTTATACAAGAAAAGGCACATGATAACAGAAAGATATTTTTCGTATTCGGTGGCACTGCTACCAGCGATCGTGAAGCGATTCGCCACATCACCGAAAGCGAGTCGGATGCAATCATTATTGCGTCATATGGAACTTTTTCCACTGGCATTAATATACCCTCGTTGGAGAATGTTATATTTGCGTCACCAACAAAAAGCAAGATCCGTAACCTTCAATCAATAGGTCGTGGGTTACGACTTAAGAATGGCAAGACTGAGTGCAATCTATACGACTTAGCAGACGATTTGCACTGGAAGTCATGGAAGAATCATACATTGAATCACTTTGCAGAACGTGTTAAAACCTACGCAGAAGAAAAATTCACATACAAATTAGTGGAGGTAAACATATGACGCTGGAACCAGATCAAGAATATGTTATTATAAAATTGGTAAGTGGTGAACAACTCATGGGAGTTTGTACAGAGGAAACTGACAAAGATATAACAGTTATGTTTCCAATGGCACTACGTCAATATCCTATTCAAAGAGACGATGGAACTATCGGTGAACAAGTAACTGGTGGTCCATTTTGCGCATTTGCTTCAGACAGAACATTTACTATTCCCAAAGCATCAGTCATGATAAACAAACCACTGCATGCGTTGTTGGTTCCATTCTATGTACGTATGGTAAACCAATATGAAAAGATGGTAGATGTTCCACTATCAATGTTCAATGACGAGGAAGAAGAGCATGAAGTGCTTACAGTAAAAGATGTAGAGAAAGCAGTCGACCGACTTGCTGCCATCATGTATGGAGAAAAGAATCAAGACAATGATTCAGATGGTCATTTCGTAGAAGGTAATAACACTATACATTAATGATTATCAACCCTGACACTGTCAGTATACCTCAAGTCAAGCATGGAAGCAAGTTTAGAAGTAAAATAGTTTCCAACTTGACTTCTTTCATTCTTTACTCCATAATTACGTTTAGATCTCTTGCAGATCGGAAAATATAAATGGCCACACACTACGTAAACAACGTCGAGTTTTATGAAGCAATCAAAGAATACCAAATCAAGGTACAGGAAGCAAAGGAAGCTGGTAAAGAGCGACCTCGTGTTACCAACTACCTTGGTGAGTGTATTTTAAAAATTGCAACGCATCTCTCATACAAACCTAACTTTATTAATTACTCTTATCGTGAAGAGATGATATCGGATGGAATAGAAAACTGTCTTCAGTATTTCACCAACTTTGATCCTACCAAGTCAAAGAATCCGTTTGCATACTTTACGCAGATTATCTACTACGCATTCCTGAGACGTATTGCAAAGGAAAAGAAGCAGACATTCATTAAGAATAAAATTATAATGGAGATGCCGTATGATGCTTTTGAATTGCAAGGACATGATGAAGATGGTGCGTATGCAAATGCGTATCTAGACTTTTTACAAAACAACAATGACTTTGAAGATCCGTATGCCAAGAAGAAAGCCAAGAAACTTGCAGCAGCAAAAGCCAAGACACTTGAGAACTTTATGGACTCAGATGAACTTATAATGGATGATAACAATGAGTCGGGAACTTAGAGATTTAATACGCAGCGTTAGCTCTGGATCTTATCCACCAATAAGAAAAAGATTTAGAAAATCTTATCGTCGCAATAGACGAACATTGAAGCGATGGGCATGGGGTGCGGATGATGGAAACTTTAACTATGGAAGCATTATGGAAAACAATGAGAAGATTTTTCTTGGCGTAAGTGATTTTGATGATCTTATCACATCAGACATTCTAAAGAGACGTGTCGATGCCAATAAGAAAACTGTACATCGCGACACCACTGTTCTTTGCAATCGCGAACACTGGGCTGAGTGGGCAGAGAACGAATACGCAGATACCCTTTATGTTCAGGGTAACGCATCTGGTGGTTTCATTATCTTTGAAGAAGAATTGAACTACATTACCTACAGCGTTGACAGCAACACAACAACTGTGCGTGCATTCGGTGATGTTGAGTTCTGTGAGATTGTTATTGCCACTGTTGAAGACAAATTCGATATCGTTACATCACACATTGAGTGGATCTACTCTAGCGATGGCAACTCTGTTAACGTGCCATTGAATCGCGATCGTCTTCCTGTTGAAGAGATGTATCCGTTTCTCAAAGGTGAATCTCTTGAGTCATACTACAATCGTTACCTTGAATCGTCAGCAAACATTTTGTTGTTGATTGGTCCTCCAGGAACTGGTAAGACTACATTCATTCGTGGTCTTCTTGCAGCAACAAATTCATCTGCCATCGTTTCATACGATTCTGCGATTCTTGAGAAAGATAGTTTCTTTGCAAGGTTCATTGAAGGTGACGAAACAATCATGGTGTTGGAAGACAGCGATGCATTCTTAAAGTCACGCAGTGATGGTAATACCATGATGCACCGATTCCTAAATGTAGGTGATGGTCTTGTTACTACCAAAGGTAAGAAGATGATCTTTTCTACCAACCTTCCAAGTATCCGTGACATTGACTCTGCACTGGTTCGTCCAGGACGTTGC